CTAGTCTAAAGATTATTATGGATACCTATCCTGATCAATATCTTAAGATTTATCAGTATTTATTTTACACAAGTTGTCCAAATCCCGATCTTAATCCATTCTTCAATTTAGCTGAAGAAGACAAAGAAGAGATTATTCTATCAGAGATTGATGCTGACTTTAGCAGTGAGGATCAATACATTCCTGAAGCACTTTCATTTTGTAAAACGCTTTATGAAACTCCTACTCTACGAGCATATTCGGGTATCAAAAAAGCCCTTGATAATATTGCTACCTACATGAGTAACACTATGATCACTGATGGGCGGGATGGTAACATCAACCAGATTAGAGCTATGGCTAAAGATTTTGATGCCATAAGGCAGTCTTACAAAGGGGCCCTGCAAGATTTAAAAGATGAACAAAAGAGCCATGTCCGTGGAGGAGCAGGCCTTGCATATGATCAAATGTAATGAATAAATTAACCAATCCTTTTTTCTGTGTTATACAGATACCTTTGTATAAACAGAATGTGATGATCTCAGTTAATCAAACTAATGATCAATTATTAAGTTCTATAGTAAGAACTTCTTCAGTATGGCCTAAGGGAGTTAAACGAACCAAGGATAAAATAGAACATCTGCTTGAGGCATTTGCTGATACTACCTCTACCACTGATGGTAGAACTGTGCTGTATGATTCTGGTATAATAATCATGAGAATGTACAAAATAGAATCAATCTATTATCCTGAAAATCTGGGAACATTCGCTCATGAGCTTTTTCACATTGTGTCTTTTATTGCAAAAAAGAAAGGATTAGTATTAAACGAAAGTTCTGAAGAAGCCTTTTCCTACCTTACTGGTCACATTGCTAGTGAATTTTTTAGGATATATCAAAAAAAGAATCAGCTTTAATGGATCCTTACTTTTACACTGACATACCCGTTTATGATAATGGGACCTGGACTACCACTAGTTTTTCTAGTAGGGAGGACTTCCGTGACTTTGCTGTAAGCATTTTTAAAGAGCCTGGACAGTATCAGTTTAATGAAACTACTGATAAGGTTTTTAATGCACAGGCTCAAATCTTTAATGAAAGAGGTTTTTATTGTCAAGCGCCAGAAGGCACAAGAGATTTTAGAAACTACTGGGATGATCAGAAAATTAAAAACCGTAAGGGGATTATTGTAAAAGATGGTAATCTAGAATGGTATCTTGCCCGAGATTACTACATGTGGTTGAATTTCCTTCCTATTTACAATAAGGAAACTAAAAAGTTTGGTTTTGCTGATATTCGTGATGCTCAGTATCACATGGCTCTTTATGAACTTTTAGCTGAATTACATTATCAGCACTCAAGCATATTAAAAAAACGTCAGATTGCATCATCATATTTTCATGCTGCTAAGCTGATCAATCAGATATGGTATGAAGAAGGGGTAACTCTTAAGATGGGTGCCAGCCTTAAAGATTACATTAATGAGAAAGGCACGTGGAAATTTTTGAATGAATATGAAGCTTTCCTCAATACCCATACAGCATGGTACCGTCCTATGAACCCTAACAAGGTTTTGTTTTGGCAACAGAAGATTGAAACAGAAACCTATTTTGGTGGTAGGAAGCGTAAATCTGAGGTAGGGCTTAAAGGAGTTATCCAGGGTATGTCTTTTGAGAAAGACCCTACAAATGGTGTAGGTGGACCGTGCCAGTATTTTTTTCATGAAGAAGCGGGCATTGCTCCTAAAATGGATCAAACATACGGTTATATGAAACCAGCATTAAAGTCTGGTATGATTACCACCGGTATGTTCATTGCAGCAGGATCTGTCGGTGACCTTGATCAATGTGAACCTCTTAAGGACATGATCATGAACCCCGATGGCAATGACATTTATGCCGTTGAAACCAATCTTATTGACGATAAAGGTACTATTGGTAGAACAGGTCTTTTTATTCCTGAGCAATGGTCCATGCCACCTTATATTGATAAGCATGGTAACTCTCTTGTTGAAGAAGCTTTGGAAGCTCTTAACAAGTACTTTGACGATTGTAAAAGGAAAATGAGCCCTGAGGCTTATCAGTTAGAGCTTTCACAGCATCCTAGAAATATCAAAGAAGCTTTTGACTTCCGTACTGTATCTGTATTTCCCACTCACTTGCTTACGGCACAGATGCGCAGAATTGAGGATAAACACTACGCATATGAGTATCTAGATATTTACAGAGATGCCCAGGGAAATCCTGCAACCTCTACTACCAATAAGCTCCCTATCAAAGACTTTCCTATAAAGAAAGATAGTAATGATAAGGAAGGGTGTTTGGTTGTATGGGAAAGACCTGTAAAAGATCCTGAGTTTGGGACATATTATGCATCTGTTGACCCGGTGGGTGAAGGAAAAACCACAACCTCTGAGTCATTGTGCTCAATCTATGTCTATAAGACAGCCATTGAGATAACCAAAAATGATGGTGAGAAGGTTGAAACATATATTGAACAGGACAAGATTGTAGCTGCCTGGTGCGGCCGTTTTGATGACATCAGCAAAACACATGAAAGATTAGAGCTTATTATTGAGTGGTATAACGCTTGGACTATTGTGGAGAACAACATTCCTCAGTTTATCACGCATATGATCAATAGGAAAAAGCAGAAATACTTGGTTCCTAGAAATCAAATCCTTTGGTTAAAAGACATTGGTGCTAATGCTAATGTTTTCCAAGAGTATGGTTGGCGTAACACCGGTACTCTTTTTAAGAGTCACATGATAAGTTATTCTATTGAGTTTATCAAAGAAGAACTAGAAGAAGAGCTGTCTTCTGATGGCAAGGTCATGAGGACTGTTTATGGAATTGAGCGTATTCCTGATATAATGCTTTTAAAAGAAATGAAGGATTATAGAGAGGGAGTTAACGTGGATAGACTAGTTGCTTTTTCTGCTCTTGTAGCTTTTGCAAAAGTTCAACAGGCAAACAGAGGTTACAAAAAAAGATATGAAGAAACCGGAACCAAAAAGTTGGATAAGTCCAATAATTTCAGTAAATTGAATATGAGCCCGTTTCGCCATATTGGAAGCGGGGGAGGTTCATTCAAAAACATGAAGATACCAAAACAACCATTTAGACACTTCAAGTAATATGCAGATATATAACGCAATGCAAATGAAGGCTGGTGCCAAGACAGAGTACAATAGAATGGGTACTCTGAACCAGCCTATTCAGTTTTTGCCAAAGAGTAAGAAGGATCAAGAGTGGGCAGCTTGGAACCTAGACTGGCTTGAATGGGAGGGTCTTAAGCAGATCCGGAGGAATGCTCGTAGGTTAATGAAGAACTACAAGCTGGCTAAAGGTATAATTGACAGATCTGATTATATTGTTGAGCAAGATGAAGAGTTTGCAGAACTTATTGAAGTTCTTACAAAGGAAGATGCATCAGCATTAGAGCTTAAGTTTTATCCCATCATTCCAAATGTAATTAATACTCTTGTATCAGAATTTGCAAAAAGAAATACAAGAGTAACTTACAATGCGGTTGATGACAGGTCTTATAATGAGCTTCTTGACTTAAAAAGACAAGAAGTTGAAGATGTGTTGCTTTTTGAAGCTGAACAAAAACTAGCATTAAAGCTTAGTGAAATGGGCATGCCTGTGGATTCTGAAGAGTTTCAACAAGCTACCTCTAAGGAGAATCTTAGAACCCTCCCAGAAATTCAAGATTTTTACAGCAAGTCTTATAGAAGCACCATTGAACAGTGGGCAGAGCATCAGCACAGAGTTGATGTAGAGCGCTTCACCATGGATGAGCTTGAAGAGCGTGCTTTCAGAGATATGCTCATTACAGATAGAGAGTTCTGGCATTTCAAGATGATGGATGATGACTATACTGTTGAGCTCTGGAACCCTGTTTTAACGTTTTACAATAAAGCTCCAGACAACAGGTATATTTCACAGAGCCAGTGGGTTGGGAAATTTGACATGATGACTGTATCTGACGTTATTGACCGCTATGGTTGGTTAATGACAGAGGAACAAATGAAAACCCTAGAGTTGATCTATCCTGTACGCTCAGCGGGTTATCCTATCCAAGGTTACCAGAATGATGGTAGCTACTATGATGGTACAAAGTCTCATGAGTGGAATACACAAATGCCGTCATTGGGTTATAGACAGTACACTTCTCTTTGGGATAATACCCTTTATGGCGGTGACATTGTAAACTGGATCATGTCTGAGTCTGAAGACTACTTTGATCTAGGTATGAGTAATATGCTCCGTGTTACAACCGGTTACTGGAAGTCACAGAGAAGAATAGGATATCTAACTAAGATCAATGATAGCGGGGCCGTAACAAAGGACATAGTTGATGAAACCTATGTGGTTACAGACAAGCCTTTATACAACACATCTATTATCAAAAACAAGAATGAACAGACTCTTGTCTTTGGTGAACATATTGAATGGATTTGGATTAATGAGGTTTGGGGTGGTCTTAAAATTGGGCCAAACAGACCTAGCTTCTGGGGTACTAATAACCCTGGCGGTATAAATCCTATTTACCTAGGTATCAATAGCAATAGAATTAATCCTCTTAAATTCCAATTTAAAGGAGATGATTCAATATATGGTTGCAAGCTTCCTGTAGAAGGATCTGTGTTCTCAGATCGTAATACTAGATCAACATCTCTGGTTGATTTGATGAAGCCCTTCCAGATTGGTTACAATATCGTGAATAACCAGATTGCGGATATTCTTGTAGATGAACTTGGAACCGTAATCTTGCTTGATCAGAATGCTTTACCTAGACACTCATTAGGAGAAGATTGGGGAAAGAACAACCTGGCTAAAGCATATGTGGCAATGAAGAACTTCCAAATGTTGCCACTGGATACATCAATCACCAACACTGAGAATGCTCTGGCTTTCCAGCATTATCAGAAGCTTGATCTTGAACAAACAAACCGTTTGATGTCAAGGATTCAGCTAGCTAATTACTTTAAATCACAAGCCTTTGAGGTAATAGGTATTACTCCCCAAAGGTTGGGAATGGATATTAGTAGGCAGACAGCCACCGGTATTGAGCAATCCGTCAATGCCTCTTATGCTCAAACCGAAACTTACTTTATCCAACACTGTGACTATCTGATGCCTCGCGTACACCAGATGAGAACAGATCTTGCCCAGTATTATCAATCTACTAAACCATCAACTAGACTGCAGTACATCACCAGCAATGATGAACGTAAGGTATTTGAAATTGATGGGACAGATCTCTTGCTAAGAGACCTGAATATCTTCACCTCTACTAAAGCAAATCACAGAGCTATTCTTGAGCAACTTAAGCAAATTGCAATTCAGAATAACACTACAGGAGCATCTATTTACGATCTTGGAAATGTTATTAAGTCTGAATCTATTGCTGAGGTAACACATGTTCTTAAAACTGCTGAGCAAAAACAAACACAGCTTAAACAGCAAGAGATGCAACAGCTTCAAGCTATGGAAGATAAGAAACTCCAAGCTAAGGCTGAAGAACAGCGTATGAAGTTAGAGTTTGAAGCATCTGAAAATCAGAAGAATAGAGAGAAAGATATTCTCACAGCTCAGATAAGAGCAGCCGGTTACGGAGCTATGCAAGACATTGATCAAAACATGCAAAGTGACTACATGGACTATCTTGATAAGGTTGAAAAAACTGAACAATATCAAGCTGCCATGAACATGGACCGTGAGAAAGAAAGCAATAAACAAACTTTGAACCGTGAGAAAATGATGGTTGAAAGAGAAAAAATTGCAGCTTCTAAGGAAATTGCTGATAAGCAATTGCAGATTGCCAGAGAAAACAAGAACAAATTTGACAAACCTGACAATAAAAAAGAGAAGAAAAAATAGGGTTTAGCTATATCATGCACCTAAATGTATAAGAGGTGTGCATTTTTAAAGTTTAAACTGATATTTTTGCTTATATTATAATTGTAAAACCAACAGATGAGTACTAAAACAGACAACGTTTCTGATGAAACTACTTCAATTGAGCAAGTTGATATCAATTTGGAGGAGATTCTAGGAACACCCGGGGCAGATAATGTTCTGCTCCCAAATGAAGGTCCGGCAGAGAAGAAACCTCAAATGTTCTCACCCTCTACTACAGACCTTTCATTTATTGATGAGCAAGAAGAAGAGACTGAAGAAGAGAAGAAAAATGCAGAGGTTCTTAGCGCACTGAAAGAAATTGATGATGAAATCTCAGGAGGTGACAATACATCTACGGATGACAAGAAACCAACTGGGAGAAGTAAGATTGCTAAGGATGGTACAGTAGAGCTTGTAAAAAAGCTTATTGATGCCGGCAAACTTATTCCGTTTGATGATGATAAGCCTATTGAGGATTATTCTTTGAATGACTTTGAGGAGCTTATTGAAGCAAACTTCAATGAAAGAGAGAATAAAGTTAAGCAGGAAGTACCTCTTGAATTTTTTGACTCGCTTCCAGAAGAGCTTCAGGTTGCTGCAAAATACGTAGCTGATGGTGGAGAGGACCTTAAAGGGTTGTTTAGAGTGCTTTCTGAAGTTGAAGAAAAGAGAACACTTGATCCTAAGAATCCTAAAGACCAAGAGTCAATTGTAAAAGAATACCTTAGAGCTACAAACTTTGGCACTGAAGAAGAAATAGATGAAGAAATCTATGCGTGGAAAGACCGGAATGAGCTTGAGGCAAAAGCTTTGAAATTTAAACCAAAGCTTGATAAGATGCAGGAACAGGTTGTTGCAAGCAAGTTGGCTCAACAGGAAACTTTGAGAAAACAGCAACAAGCAGCTGCTCAGACATACATGACAAATGTATATACCACATTGAATTCTGGAGAATTAAATGGTCTGAAGTTAGATAAGAAAACACAAGGAATGCTTTATAGCGGTCTTGTACAACCTAACTACCCATCTATCTCCGGAAGGCCTACCAACATGCTAGGTCATTTATTGGAAAAGTACCAATATGTTGAGCAAAGACATGATTTGATTGCGGAAGCCTTGTGGTTACTTGCTGATCCTGAGGGATACAAAGCAAAAATTAAAGAAAAAGGTTCTAATGAAACTGTAGAGAAAACAGTAAGAACTTTAAAAACGGAGCAAGCAAAGATGGCATCAAGCACTCCGGTTATTGAAAAAGAAGAAACCGTTCAGAGAAGAATACCAAGAAATGGTAATATTTTCAAACGTTAACCAATAGATTAACCAATTAAGTTAAATAACAAAAAATGGCAACTCCAGTTTTAAACAATGGTATATTTCTACGAGATACCAACTACCAAGCTAGTTCGCACGTAGATTCATACCACCTTGTGAACATGCTGAAAAATGCAGAACCAATGGACCTTGGTCCAGTGGACCTTTGGGCTATGGCTCAAAAGGTAGAAATGCCTCTTTATCAGATGTCAAGCTTTGGTGGTAAGAACGTAATCAATGTTGACAACGCAAGAGGTGAGTACAAATGGCAAACACCAGTTGTACAAGATCTTCCTTACATTGTTGATGATGTATTAACTCTTGATGAAGAAGGTGCTCCTTTGACACTCGGTGCAGATGGTACCACTTTCCAAATCAAAATCTCTCGCAGAGAGTTTGGTCATGGTGATATCATCACTTATGACAAGTATAACGGTGCTGAATTGTACATTACTCAGGATGATGTTATTCCTACTGGTGATGGCTTTGTTTACACTGTACAACTTGTAAATAATGATAACAGTTACGGTCTTGATACTTCTATCCTTTCACCAGGTGTTAAGATCTTCCGTAAAGGTTCTGCCCGTGGTGAGTACGGAGAGCGTTTCTCTGACATCACTACTTCTGCAGGTTTCCGTGAATTCTACAACTTTGTAGGAGGCGCTGAAGCACACGTACACTACTCTATTTCAAGCCGTGCTGATCTTATGATCAAAGGTGGTATGAATTCAGATGGTACTGTACCTGTAACTGAAATCTGGAGAAACTTTGACAAAAACGTAGATCCATCAGTTGCTAACCTTGAAGGTCTTGTAACTCGTATGGGTAAGGACTATGTTAAGAAGGCAATGTCTAATGGCTCACTTAGCCGCACATTCCTTACCACAATGGAAGCTGCTCACTTGACTAAAGTAGCAACTGACATTGAAACTTACCTCATGTGGGGACAAGGTGGTAAAGTGCGTCAAGATGGTCCAGATGATGTTCGCTTGTCAGTGGGTCTTTGGAGACAGCTTGATAACTCTTTCAAGCGTATCTATAACAAGTCTGGTTTCAACCTTGATTTGTTCCGCTCTGAAATCTATAACTTCTATGCTGGTAAAGTTGACTTCCAGGGTCCAGATCCTAAGCGTCAATTGATTGTACAAACCGGTATGGGTGGTATGCGCATGGTTAATGAAGCCATTAAGCGTGAAGCAATTTCTTCTGGTCTTCTTATCCAGGCTGCTGACATTGGAGCTATCACTGGTAAAGGTATGGACTTGAACTTTGGATTTGCTTACACTTCATACGTTATTCCATTCTTGGCTAACGTGAAGTTTGTATTGAACCCAGCGTTTGATAACCTACACACCAATGACATTGAAAACCCAATCATTGATGGTTTCCCATTGTCATCTTACAGCTTCATTATCTTTGA